GTAATCAACTGGGAGAAAGAGTACGCAAAGTGGGCTCCCGGTCGACGTGTAAAAATAGTGAAAAATCGAAAGGAATTCCCGCTACCTGGAAGTTATGACGTAGTTGTTGTTGGTTATAGCAACATAACCACCTGGGAGAAGCAGCTTACCGGGGCAAATTCATACATTTTTGATGAATCTCACTATCTGAAGAGCTTTACAGCGCAGCGCACAAAGAGCGCATTGAAGATGACTAAGAATCTTCGCCGCGAAGTCCCGATACTGTGCCTTACTGGAACACCCGTGACGTCAAAGCCGGCTGAATATGCGGCTCAACTCGAGATTCTCGGCCAGCTAAACAAGTTTGGAGGAAAGTGGGGCTTTTATCGACGTTATTGCGCTGCGTTCCAAGACAAATACGGCCAATGGCACCTGGACGGGAACTCAAATCTTGATGAATTAAACGACTTGCTGCGCTCAACGTGTTATATCCGGCGCACTAAAGCTCAAGTTCTTACAGATTTACCACCGGTGTTGCACTCGATTGTCACGTTTGAGGGAGCTGCTGCGGCTGTAAAAGAATATCGAGCGGCTGAAGATGATGTTACGCAGTTTCTACGGGACAACAGCGGCGCTGATATGCCCACGCAGCTAGCCCGGATTAGTATTCTGCGTCGATTGGCCGCCCAAGCGAAGATGCCGGCTGTAATCGAGTGGGTCCAAGAACGTGTTGATGCCGGCAAAAAGGTAGTAATTGCGGCCCACCATCGAGACGTGGTCGATGCGTTGGCGCAGAGGTTCGGTGGTTTAAAGATACAGGGCTCGATGACTGTCGAAGAAGTCGAAGAGAATAAGCAAAAGTTCCAGGATTTGCCGGTCACAGAAGCCTCGGTTATTGTTTTGTCAATCCAAGCAGCGAAGACCGGGCATACATTGACTGCAGCCCAAGACATCTTGTTCGTAGAGCTTCCCTGGACGCCTGCAGACGTGCAGCAGACATTTAGTCGTTTACACCGTATCGGCCAGTTAGGAAGCGTTACAGCCACGTATGCGCTGCTTGAGGACTCCATTGACGAGGATATCCACCGACTCCTAGAGCGAAAGCTAACAGTTGTTACTGAAGCAATCGATGGAGCCAGTGGTCAGGAGGTTATCCTCTCGCTACTTGGCAGGAGAAGCCAGTAGCAGAACCTAATGAATATCGGTTGTGGTTTAGTGACTAGTCCCTTGGTGGTAGGTCACGTTTGATTACAAAGTTTAACCAAGTCAATGGTGCAATTCCAATTACACCAACGACCATAATGACTGGTGCCACCTCCGGTGCTTGATACATAAAGAACCAAGACGACAAGATAGTGGTGAGTATGCCAAGACGAACGACATTCAGCATACAGTTATACAACTGCCTGTCGGTCATAATGCGATACTTTGACCTTCTGTGTCAATTCCAAACCAAACCCCGCCACCGTTACCTTCGTAGTCCTGTGATGGATACAACTTTACTCCATTGGACAGAACCATCACGATAGGTGTGCCGTTTCCGTACCCAACTTCCCAACCCTCTGCCTCAATTTCAGCAGGGGTCATTTCACGAAGTTCGGTAATGGTCATTCCCTCAATTGCTATCTGTTTAGTAGTCATGAATACATCATAGGGTGTCGGTATAACCTTCTTGAATATTCAGAAAGGTTATACCGAGTTACTACTATTACCCCATGACCACTACATCACTCATTGTGAGCAACATCTTCCTCGGCCAGTTTGAGCCAATGCTTGAAGACCATCAGGCCGGTTGTACGTGTGGCGACGAACCACGTCATGCCATTGTCAATGCTCTTGGTCGTGGTACGAATATGAAAAGCGGCATCAAGGTTCAGGACATAACGACGTTTGAGATAGATGCACTCATAGCCGAGTGTAAAGACATGATTTCATTCTCAGGTCCATCGGCCCTCGAAGATGAGTTCCATGCAAATCGCAATTATCATTATGGTCTAAAAAGATTCATGAAAAAACTACAAGAGACAAGGGGAAAGTAATGGAAAAAAGTTTTATAAAAGATTCACTTGGTATGAATAAAGAGCAATCTGTTGGACAGCGTCTTATGAACATACTTGTCACTTCTGTTGTTGCTTTTGTTGTACTTGTATTCGTTGTTGGAATTTTTCAAGGCTTAGGTAGTGGTGGTCAGTATGGAAATTGCGACTGGGCAACTGGTTACTGTGAAGACCCGTATGCCGACCATTACGAAGAAGAGCCGTACGCTGGCTATGGCGATTCGTATGACCAAGACTGTTCCGACATTGGGTACGAGGTTTATGTTGGTGGTTACGACCCAGACGGCTTAGACGCTGATGGTGATGGTTATGGCTGTGAAAGTTATGGGGGGTAACTGATGGAAGAACTACCTACATACATCAACGTCACCCGTGTAATCACCTACAATGTAAAAGATATGCAGGATTTGATTTACGAATTGGAAAATGAGGAAGTCGGCCTTGACCAAATCATTGAGCGAATTGAGGACGACATATCTGAATACTTTACTGGCAGCCTCAAGGACTTGATTTGGACCGATGAGAACGGAGATGAGCTTGAGTGACTTTGTGGCAACGGTTATTTCCACAGATGGTTTCACGGTGAATTACCTTGACCCACTTCGATTGGACCGACAAGACCCGGCATGGTATGTATGGGACGCCAACTGCCATCAGCTCGTGGCCTCCGTTTCTAAGCAGGACAAGACTGTCCACGTCTATTGCGATGGAGAGATGCGAATTCACGTTTGGGAAGACGGCTCAATGAAGCACAAAGACCATCAGTACTCGGTTATTCGTTATTGTGACCAATTGGAGGAGCATGGAATCAACAACGACCTAGATTTGATTGCAGCTGAACCACGAATTGATGTTCTGAACAACGCATGGTTTGATTTATACGGCGACTTCGTTGATGGTGAGTGGTTTAATTGTGTAAACCACAGCCTTGATGATGCGATTGCTCAGGCAAAAGCCGTGATTGATGACAGCATCGCACAAAATCTTCCACCACTCGATTAGAATATTCAAATAAGCAATTACTGGAAAAGGGGAAAACGATGAGAACGATTGTGGGCATAGTTGCTGAAGTAGTAAGTTTCGCTTTGGTGCTATTTTGGTTGTATTGCGTTTTAGCCGGAATTGGTCATCTCCTATATAGATTGACGAATATCGGTCAGTATGGAGTGGAGAAATATCGGCCAATGGGTATTTTCATTTGGTTTATCGGCACTTGGGTAATTCTGCCCTTACTATTGATTGGCGTTGATTTTGTCGGATAAGATACTTGTATGCCACTAAAAACAAGTATCAAAGAGTCAGATGTAATCAACAAGCACCACGAATTGTGGTCTGAGCTAGAGCAAGAGTACGGCGGCAAGTACCGCGTTCCCTCTGATAGACAGTTTGAGATGAGTGCATACACCCGTGGCATGTATTGTTTGATGACCTGGGACGGCAAAGGCTCGCCGGCTCGACACTTGGCATCGTATTCCATTGATGAAAAGACAATTGTTCGTCTCGTGGCCGAATATTGCGGCGAAGAAATCAGCGAAGAAGAACTGTTTGTCCACAAAGAGAAGCGTGCAGACAAGTACGAAGCATTAGTTTCCTACGCTAAAGAGAATATCTTCCGCCAATGCACTACAGAAGAACTCGTAGAAGTAGGAAGTTTCTCGTATCAGACCACTCTGAAGTATCTACAGGAGTCCCCGTGGTACAAGAAAGTCAAGAAAGGCTTGTGGGAGTGCCGCGATGCGAAGGCCGACAGAGAAGCAGAGAAGTCTTAGGCTTGCCATTTATTCAATGGGCACTCTGAATCAGTAAGTTTTACCTTCATTGGCATAAAACAACCGCACTCCAGGCAGGCTCGAGTCTCTTTCTCAAGTGATGGACATCGTAAGCACGTCTGAAAACGTGCCATAGATACATCAATGGATACTGTTTCTTCCAAGTTGTTCATAAACCTTCTGAATAAACGCGACACAAAGCGAGTTTAGTTGCCCTTTTTGCACCGGTGGGCATACTCTGGCCCCCATGCGCAAGGGTCCCAAGGCCCCCAACCCGAAGCCTTGAACAAAACGAAGCCTGCTTTGAGGTTCGTGAGTGGGTCTAGGAGTGGTTCTTGGGTGCAAATATTCATTTCACGACAGATAAGAGCCCATTTGTTGCGAGACTTGTCGTAGTTCACTCCGTTTATCTGCAATAAGCCTGTGTCGGAACGGTGGGTGTAGTCAGCAACACCCGTAATGTTGCAATTCTTATCAACAATGTCCCCACCACGTCGGTTTGGGCAACCACCTGATTCCCGTAGAACGATTTCCGTCAGTCGAGGGATTGCTTTCTTAGGCCAACCCGCAGCTAAGGCGAGTTCGGGGAGCCAAGAGACATCTCCGTGAGAGAAAACTACCGCTTTGGTAGCAACTTGTCCGTACCTGTCGGCAGAGACTAACTCCCGGATAGCGATTTGGTCACCCCCTTGCGGCGTATTTGGAGCAAAAGCACCAAAGGCAAAAAAGACTATAGAGGTAACCCAACCAGCGATGATTCTCAAACTGTTCTCCTGAAATAGGTGGATAAGGAACAGGTATCAGTAGGACCTGCTTATGTAATTCAGTAACTCAGTACTTCTATGTTATCAGATTGTAACAATAAAAGACACTATCACGTTACCCGTAGGTAATCAGTCCTTCACAATCGGCTCAGATGCAAGCCTATCAAGGAAATCATTGGGGTCCTCGAGCTTCAGGGAAACCATATAAGTCCCGTTATTCTCCGAAACTGGCATTAGCCCCATTGAGTCAATGATGTAGCCAGCCAGGGTGAGGCTTTCGTTCTCAACCTCAATAATTTCCCTATCAGTCATCTCTTTTACATTGTCGTCGGTGATTTGCAGGTCGGTCAATAGCTCTTGAATATGTTCTAAGATTGCCATTCTGATTTCTATTGCATCCATGTTTGCATCCCCTTTTCGCAGGTGTTAGTATGACACCCTAGCAAGAAACCAACCCGATATCTAAATAAGGAGAAGAAATGAATCTTTCACCAATTACTGTGATTGGAAATATCACAGCAGACCCGGAACTCGCGTTCCTTGGAAGTGGAACACCAAAACTGACATTCTCAGTTGCAGTTAATCACGTCTGGTATGACGACAAGAACGAAAAACAAGAGAAAGTTTCGTTTGTGAACGTAACTGCTTGGCGTTATTTGGCAGAAAACATTGCGCGTTCAGCAAGCAAGGGTGTAGGCGTGATTGTTCACGGCCGCCTCGAGCAGAGAACGTATGAAAAAGATGGCGAAAAGAAGTCAATCACTGAGATTGTCGCCGAAGAAGTAGGAATCTTGGTTCGTTCGATTGAGTCAATTGAGCGTCGCAAGAGTTCGGAGGGTGGAACGAAGCCTGCTGCAAAGCCAGCGCAACGTCCACTCGCACGAGTTGGCTCTGAAGAAGAGCCTTTCTAACAAGAACGCCTCCTTGGCGTAGGTAAGTGTGTCCCATCAGTTGTTTCCGGAACGTGCAACTGGTGGGATTACACTTTGTAAATGACAACAGAACACCGAAAGTCGCCTCGACGTAAAATAAAGTCGATTGAGCGCATCGGAATCTGGGGAAATCTTAAATATCACCACTTATTAGAGTGTGGTCACACTGAAGTTCGAGCAAGAGCATCGTCAGCTCCCAAATTAGCTTGCGCCTGGTGTTTGCGCGTAGAAGATAAAAAAGATGAACTTTTATCGCTTACCCCCAGCCCTTATCGAAGCGATGAAAACTTTGATGAGATGTTTATTAAACAACTTGACAATGAATCACGTGTTCGAGCAGAGATTGCAAAAAGGTTACAAGTCCCGGTTGACGCGATTGACGTAACAATTGACGAAATATCTGGAATAAGAGCTGCGCGGGTTTTCTTTTCTCCCTCTGACGTGTCTAGAATGACGGGACTATAAGTTCCGACACAAGGGGGAAGTAAGTGGCTAATCTCTATGGCATTCCTGTTGAAGATAAGTTTTTCCCAGAGGGACGTGCGGCTTGTACCGGGCACAATACCGAAATGTGGTTTCCTGATTACACGGTAAACAAGGAAGCAAATACAAAACGTGAGCTTGTTGCAAAGCGCAACTCAGATATCGCTGCTGCAAAAGCAATTTGTGATACGTGCGACATAAAAGAAGAATGTTTGATGTGGTCATTGAAGTATGAACCGTTCGGCATCTGGGGCGGCCGTGATGAACGTGAGCGTTTCTGGGATAGGCGGGACTACAAGGTGGAATGCGTAGTTGCAGAACGAATCTTCATCCCTGGGATTGGAAGAGCCTCTACAGGAACAAGGAAAGTGCCCAGGCGCGTCGTCGGACGTAACAAGTGATAGGTATTGACGACTTTCTTGGCCGCTTTGAGGGCGTAACAGGCGGCAATAATCAGTGGCAGGCGCAGTGTCCTTGTCGAAATGATGACCAAAACCCGTCGCTGGCTATCGCATACAAGGATAATCGTATTCTTGTGAACTGTTTTCGCGGCGCTAACGCGTGCAGCGCGCAAGAAATATGCAAAGAAGTTGGTGTATCTATAGCTGACTTGATGCCGGATAGGCCAAAAGAGCAAAAACTGTCAAAAGTTGCCGAATATGACTACTACGACGAAGCCGGGGAGCTGTTATTTCAGAAAGTTCGTTACGTTGACCAAGATGGAAAGAAGACATTTCGCCAGCGTCGTCCCGTTGAGGGTGGTCAATGGGTATATTCACTCGGTGATACGCCTAAAGTTCTTTATAACTTGCCTGCAGTACGTGCGGCTATAGCTAGCAACACGCCTATCTATGTTGTGGAGGGCGAAAAAGATGCAGACACGCTCATTTCACGTGGAATAGTGGCTACGACGATGCCTGGAGGCGCTGGGAAGTGGTTAGAAATCCACACAATGGCTCTTGCAGGCGGGACTGTAGACATTGTTGCAGATAATGATGAAGTCGGCCATCAACACGCCGCTGATGTATTCAGAAAGTTGAAAGAAGTCGGTTGCGACGTAGCTTTATGGCGCTCTCCATCAAAAAAAGACGTTTATGACCACCTGGCTGCTGGCCTGAAGTTAGAAGAACTCATTCCTTTAGACCCGGAAGGTCTGATTACGTCAGAAACACCCGTGGAAGCGGCTGAAATCGAAGAAGTGCCGGCTGAAGTGAACCTTTTGACGCAGGCTATTGAGAAAATAGCTATGACTTTGATGAACCCGGAGCTTTCACCGCAGCAAAAGTTACTAAAAGCGGCACTTATTTCGACTAGCGCAGCAACAGCGCAGCCGCTTGATACCGGGAGATTGGTAAATTGGCAAGATTTTGTCAATGAGGAGATGTCATCGAAGCCAAATTGGATTATCGAAGGCGTATTAGAAGCCCAAGAACGTGTAATTGTTGTTGCGGCTGAAGGCGTTGGCAAGACAATGCTCGCTCGACAGGTTGCAATCCTCACCGGGGCAGGTATTCACCCATTTACATTCCAACCAATGCAGCCACGCCGCGTGTTATTCGTTGACTTGGAGAACCCGGAACGCATTATTCACAAAATGTCTAAGCAAATCTTTGACGACGTGCGTAAAGTTGGCTGGGTAAAGGAAGTAACAGCCGACATTTGGATGAATCCATCGGGACTAAACCTGTTGCACGCGCCTGATAGGCAATTACTTGAGGAAAAGATAGAACAAACACGCCCAGAACTCATTTGTCTGGGGCCGCTGTACAAGAGCTTCGTTGACCCAGGCGGCAGAACGTCTGAATCAATCGTTGTAGAGGTTGCTAAGTACTTTGACTACCTCAGAACGGTATACAACACTGCATTGTGGTTTGAACACCACGCACCACTTGGCTCGACTATGGCTACCCGTGACCTCAGGCCGTTTGGTTCGGCAGTATGGTCACGTTGGCCAGAGTTTGGTCTTGCAATGACTCCCGTACCAACAGGAGAACCATACGTTTACGAAATTAGACACTTTAGAGGTGCTCGAGATGAGCGCGCTTGGCCGTCACTTATCAAGCGCAGCCCACGCCCTGGGGGCCGCTTCCCATTTACAGTGTTAGAATATCTAAAGGTATGAACGATAAAAACAAAGTGATGAACCGGGAGTTCCTGGCTGAACGGGACTATCGCATATTCGCTATGAAGAAGGCTGGACTCGGCGTTCGAGAGATTGCTCGACGTTTTGATATGACTACAGCGGCCGTAAACAAGGCAATTCAGCGGCAACTGGCCAAGATGAACCAGGAAGCGCAGCTAAATTACTCAGAAGTTCTACGTTTGGAGCTCGAGCGGCTCGATGCGCTGCAGTCAGCTATCTGGCCAATGACACAAAATCGAAAAGTTACGTCAGATGATGGCAAAGAAGTGCAAATCGAACCGGAAATCAAAGCAATTCAGCAAGTTTTGTCGATTATGGACCGGAGAACGAAGCTGCTTGGCATGGATAACGTCAATATCAACGTACAAATGGACGTCCAGGAGAAGCAAGGGAACATTATCAAGGCAACTCTTGCTAATCAGCAGGGTATGGCGGCTGCAGCTAACCAATTTAGTCCCGAAGAGGACGCACGTAAGCTGCTTGCTTTAATGGCGGCCTCTGGAGTGCTACCTGAAGGCATACTCGGTCAACTACTGTCGGGTAGTGAAGCAATCCAGGACGCAGAAATTGTGGAGAACGATGAAACAAGAGAAGTCAATCCAGGAAGCAATGGCTGAAGTGGTAGAAGATATGTCGCCGCAGGATATGAACGTGAAGCCAGTGGCCGTCACGGAAGATGGCGACAGTCCCGCTGACAAACAGGTTATTGTGCGGCTAACGCTCGAAGAACGTGAGAACTGGAAGGCTGCTGCAGACAAGGGCGGCCAAACATTGTCAGCTTTTATTCGAGATTTATGCAACGCACGTGCAGAAGAAGTACTCGTTTGTTCACACCCGGTAAATCAGCGTAGATTTTACCCGTGGGCCGAGTTTTGCCTCAAGTGCAACAACCGAATGAGGTAGTAATTTTCTAAAAGGTTACATCGGGTTGCTACCATTCAGGTATGAACAACCACACAGAACCCGTATTTAGCGACAACCTCGTTGGCTGGGAAGCCGCAGAGGCTTATTACCACGCACAGGAGTTGGCCGATGAGGCCGAACGCAAGCGATTGGGCATTGTTCGTGAAATGCCAGAGGAAATCTAGGTATGAAAACCTACGAAGTTTCCCTTACTACTTCTACTTCGGTAATTGTCCGTATTCAGGCAGAAAACGAGGAAGATATGGCTGAAAAAATCTCCGACCTTGATGTCATGAATGCATTACAGGAACAGATTGCGCAGGGCCAGACTTATCTTGACTGGGTCATTGACGACTGGGAAGAAATAGTTTAGTTACTTCTTCTTTTTCGTATTCTCGTAGCGCTTCAGCAAGTTACGGCCCTTAGCGGCGAGACGTGCTGCATCTTGTGCATTCTTCGGGATTGGTTCACCCCACGCGGCTGCACTTAATGCAAGTCGAGTTGGTTCGCCGTTTGGTTTGGTCAATGGCCCGGACGGATTTGTGAAGAAACGTGTAAGAAAAGAACCTTTTCTACGCATCTTCTGGGGCGTATCAGCTGCGCCCTTCACTCCCGGACGTAGATTGCCGCCGCTTTGACGATTAAAGTGAGCTCGACCAGCCGCTGTAAGGCCGCCTTTAGGGTCTTTTAGTGGTTTTGCTGACTTAGTACTAATTGGTACGCAGTTAGGAACCATCTTTCCAGACTTTCCACGCTTCATTCCAACTTGTTCGTAGCCGGGCCAGCAAGGACCCGCTGCTTTACGGGACTTGGGACGCATGTCTTGCGCACGTACGGCTTCTTCTATCGAGTTTTGGTCACGCTTGCGTCGAGGAACGCCGCGCTTCTTGCGGCCATTCATATCTACTCCATTGGCAGACGTGCCGCCAAGGATGCCAAAGTCAGACTTTACTTCTTGCCTTTTCCTTGGCTCGGGTTTGGTGCTTTTGGGCGGTCGCCGCCAGTCTTTGGCTTCCCAAACAACTTCTCCATCAGCTCGTCACGTGAAAGCGGCTTCATTGGGCTCATACCAGAATCACCCATTGGCTTCTTCTTCATCATTGGACCTTTTGGCATTGGTCTGTCCATCATTCCAGGCTTGTTCATGCCTTTTTCACGCATTGGTCGACGTGGGGCGGCGAGTTCTTCTTCGGTTGGCTCGACTACGTCTTCGTCTTCCTCGTCGTCTTCAAGTTCTTCGTCCTCTGGCTCAACGGCTTCTTCGTCTTCCATAGGCGCGTCGTCGTCTTCGTCCATCAAGTCCACACCGCGCTTCTTCATTGAGCGCATCTCTGAACCCATCTTTGCTTCCATGTCAAGTAGTTCCTGGAGCTGCTTTTCTGCAAGCTCTGCGTACCACTCTGCTGTCATTTCTGCGTCTTGTGGGTTATTGCTCTGAGTCATTGTTCTTTTCCTTGCTAGAGTCCCGTTCGATAGGGGCTTCTGGTTCGTTACCGAATACGGATTGTTTTAGGATTTTGGAATAAGCACGTGCTAATGCGAATACTTTGTTTGGGTCATCAAAACTCTTCGGAGTCACCATATTTTTGGCTCTTGTTCTTTCGTTTTGTACGCTTTATTAACCGATTATCGATTACCCAATCATCATACTCGTCTGGCACTCCTGGGTGGGAGAGACAATACGCTTGATACTCGCTCCATAATGATATATCATCATCTTCGCGTGGGTTGTAAGCCATAACTATCCTTTTCTTGCCTGTCTGCCGGCCCTAGCGGCGTTACGTGTGTTTGATACGAACTGTTTTCCAGCCCTCGAACCCTCGATTTTCTTTCGATTTGTAGCTTTGCGCTGCTCCGGGGTGAGCTTTTCCCAGGCTGCGTCCGGGAGGTAGCGGCGTGTGCCACCTGGGCGTTCTGCCGGGGCTCCGTCGGACGTTCTCCATCGTTCTTTTGTCCACTTTTTGAGCGAACGCTGCTTCTTTGATGGCTTTCCTCGATACCCGCCGCCTGCAGCTCGATATTTTTGAGCAACAAGTTGTGCTTTTCGAGCAGACCACTGTCCCGGCTTGCCGCCAGCACTGCCGGCCATCACCTGGTTCTTGATACGTTCCCGGAGTGCTGGTTTTGTGTAATTCATCGACTTTGTATGCTGCTCTGGCGCGTGTCTGGCGAAGTCCCGTACTGCGAGTTCGGCCCATTGCGGCCCGTCAAGTGACTTCGTGGCTACATCGACTAAGCGGCCAGTATCAGACAACGTAATGCCGCCGAAGTCCGGGTCAAGTTCATCAAGTGGTATGAAGTCTTTCGGACGCTTCTTCATTCGACTCGCTACAGCTTCCCACGAGCTAGCCATACGTCCAACCATTTCTCGACTCATCTGAGTGATTGCTTCTGTTCGCTCAGCAAGTGCTGTCTTCACGTTGCTGTAGATTTCCTTGGCTCGTTCTTTATCAATGACTTGGTTGGCAACCATATCCTTGAGCAAGAAGCCCATCATCTCGAGGCCGCCAATGCGTAGTGCATCTTCTAGTCCCGAGTCTACGAATGCCTCAAGCAGCGTGACTTGTTCTGAGTTTATTTTACCTGGCTGAGTTAGGCCAAGTTTGTTAGCAATGGCTATTTGACCTGCCATCTTCGACGTTTTGATACCAAACTTTACAAGCTCACGAAGTGCCTTGTTCTTTTTGTGTTTATTCCAAGCTTGGTCAACGTCAGCTGCAAGTTCGTCCCACTCATCACGTAATTTACCCGTAAGACGTGAACGAATATCAACTAATGCATCGAGTGCTGCTTGCGTTCGATTTGCATCAGTGACTTTTGGTTTAGCAGATGCTCTCTTGAGTATGTCTCGACCATCAAGCGGCTTCTCAACTGTTCCGCGGCTGGCAAAGCCGGGTTCAGATGCAGCCTTTCTCTTCGTTTCTCCAATGTCAACCATTGTTGATTTCCACTCTGTGTGCTGCGATTGCCACGTTGAGTGGTTATTATCGTGAATCCCATTGGTCTTGTTCGTATTGAGTAGCGAGCGTTTCACCGGAGCACCAGTTCGACTGTCCTCACGGTCTGCGGCTCGACGAATAGCTGCTTCGACGATACCCCACGAGGCTTCTGCATCTGCATCTGCGCTGTGCCAGTTGGTGAGCTCTACTCCATAGTGGTCAGCAAGCGCGCCAAGCCTGTTTGACTTGGGTCTATCAACGTCACTGTCTTCGTACAGGTGGTCAATGATTCCCTTTGAGTCAATGAACCCGGCTGGCTTCCACCTACCTTCTAGTCCCGATGCTTTGAGTGCGTCTTCCATTACACGTTGGTCAAAGATTTGATACTGGCCGCCCAATACCTTATCCTCGCCAATAAAGTCGAGTGCTTCCGCCATTGCATCGGCAATCGAGGGCTGTTGCTGTAGCCATTCGTCGGTAAGTGGGACTTCTGCGCCATTTTCGTCGAAACGTTTGAGGTTATCCTTCGACCAACCACCAAGCGGCTGCCCTGGGTTGATGTACATATTCTTTCTTTCAACGACTTTTCCGTCGATTACTCGAATAATACCCAGTTGCACCGGCTTGCCGCCGTTTGTCATCACATCGTTTTCGTCTTTTTCGATTCCCGTAGTCTCAAAATCGAAGAATACAAGCTCTCCTTGCATCAATCTTTCGTAAACTTGTCGAAATGACGTAGCCCCCTCAAATAGTTCTGCCGCTTTCCCGGTGTATGGGGCTACAGGCTCACGCGGCTCACGAGGCGGCTCGACTGTTGTTGCTTCTGCGCCAGTCCCGATAACTGTGGCTGCTTCCATTCGGTCAACTCGG